ATATGGTATTACAAATGTAGAACCACTTTCTCCGTATGATATTTCAAGGTTGGAGAATAGTGATCCAGAAAATCCAGAATATGTTAAATTTATACAGGAAAGTGGAGATCCACGCCATTCAGTTAGTGCCGTTAAAACTGAATATGAAAATTTTGAGATAGCACATTTTAGAATGCTATCTGATACTAATTATTTACCGTATGGTAAATCTATGGTAGAAGGTGGTCGTAAGATTTGGAAACAGTTATCACTTATGGAAGATGCTATGTTGATTCATAGAATTATGAGAGCTCCAGAGAAAAGAGTTTTTAAAATAGATATTGGTAACATACCACCAAATGAAGTTGACAATTATATGAACAAGATTGTAGATAAGATGAAAAAGGCTCCTGTTATAGATAAAGCAACTGGAGAATATAATCTTAGATATAATATGCAAAATATAGCAGAAGATTATTTTATGCCAGTTCGTGGTGGAGATAGTGGAACATCAATTGAATCAATGCCAGGGTTAACTTATGATGCAGTAGAGGATATAGAATATTTAAGAAATAAAATGATGGCAGCACTTCGTGTTCCAAAAGCATTTCTTGGATATGAAGAAGGCTTAGGAGCAAAAGCAACACTTGCAGCAGAAGATGTTAGGTTTGCTAGAACAATAGAAAGATTACAAAGAATCACAGTATCAGAGTTAACTAAGATAGCTATTGTTCATTTATATTCACAAGGATTTCAAGATTCAGAGTTGGTAAACTTTGAATTAACATTAACAAATCCATCTACAATTTATGAAACAGAGAAAGTTGAATTGTGGAATAGTAAAACTCAATTAGCATCATCTATGATTTCAGATGGATTAGTTTCTACAGACTGGATTTATAAAAATATTTTTAATTTTACAGAAAAAGATATTAAAAAACAGGATGAACAAATTATATTTGACTATAAACAGAAATTTCGTAGAACTCAGATAGAAAATGAGGGAAATGATCCAGATAAATCAGGGCAATCACAAGGTACGCCTGCCGATTTAGCTATGGGTAGAACTGGACACGAATTAGAAGATGAAGGTGGTTCACCACCAGGTGGACACGAAGGCGCAGGAAAACCAAAAGAAAATCCTAAATATGGTAAAGATGGTAGTGCACGTGGTAGAGATCCATTAGGTAGTAATGATAAAAAACGCGCTAGCAAAGGAATTGGTAATATGGCATTAGCACATTACGATTCTATGAAAAATTCTCTTTCAAAAATGGATAGAACAGGTATACAGTTGATAAGTGAATCTGAAGAATTAAAGAAAGAGTATGATAAAGAATTAGATTCAACTAAAGATACAGATTAATAATGTATTTTTAACTATGAATATATTTATAGTTAGGTAATAACACAATAATTATTGGAGCGATGGCTATGGCTAGAGTAAAACACTCGAAATTTAAAAATATTGGTATTTTGTATGAACTTTTAGCTCGTCAGTTAACAAGTGACGTATTAAGAGATAAAAAAGATGGGGTTGCAGTAGATATTTTAAAAGAATATTTCGGAAAAGATACAGAAATATCAAAAGAATTGGAATTATATAACATTTTACAGAATAAAAAGACTAATAATTCTAAAAAAGCTGAAGATTTATTAGAAATAGTAATAGATGCTAGGAAAAAATTATCTAATGCTAAATTAAGAAAAGAAACTTATAGTCTTGTAAAAGAAATTAATACAGTATTTGATACAAGCTCATTTTTTAAAACACGATTACCAAATTATAGATTTTATGCTTCAGTATATAATTTGTTTGCAGATGTAGGTACTGAAAAAGAATTAAATCCAATAACTAAAGTAAATAGTAAATATACTATTTTAGAAAATATATCTTATAAGAAAATTAAAGAAGAAGTTGTTGAAGGAGACGTGTTTAAAGAATTTAAAGAAAGTGATGTTGATGTTAGATTACTTACATATAAGAGATTGGTAGATAAATTTAATACTAAATATTCTACTTTAACAACAGAGCAAAAGGGTATTCTTAAAAAATATATTTATAATGTTTCTAATAATACAGAATTAAAAGAATTTGTTGCTAAACAATTAGAATCAATTAAAACTGTATTAAAAAAACACCGCCCTAAAATTAGAGATGAAGTTACCAGTATCAAACTTAAAGGGGCTATTAACAAAATAGATGAAATAAAACAGAAAAAGCATGTTGATGAAGCAACATTAACTTCAGTTTTACGATATTATGATTTAGTTAATGAATTGAAGGAAATAAAATGAATCTAAATGCTTTTAAGAAATTAGTTAGAGAGTTAATTCAACAAGAGATTGAGGAAGCAAGTGTTTCTTCTGCTACTCCTGGTTATATGACACCAAATGCATTTAGTGGAAAAAGTCTTAAAAAGAAAAAAATAAAAGAAGCCGCTGATATTTCTGCATTAAGAGCAAGGATGAAAGCAGAGATGGATAAAGTTGCAAAACATAGAGATGATGTTAAAAAACATTCTGGTAAATTTGTAGATAAAGCAAAGAAGGCTTTAGAGAGACAGAAAGCAGCGCAAGCAAAAGTTGATGATCTACAAGATAGAATTATAGGTATCAAAAAAGAAAATGTTAAAGCAGCTTTAAAAGAAGGCATGTATCATGATTGGAGAAATGATGAAAGTTTGACTGCTAAGCAAAAAATTGGTCATTCAATGAGAGAAGTTAGAGATGCATTGAATGAAATAGATAAACTTGTTAAGATGAATGTAAGATTAAAGACTGAGTTAGGTGTAACTTCTCAAAGTTACTGGAAACGAACTCATTCTGCAATGAGAAAAATTAGTGAACGGTTAGTTAAGATAGCTCATAAAGTTGGAAAACTTTATTAATTAACCCATGCGAGAGCCTTGGAATAGTACGGCTAGTTTAATTTATGTTAAAAAGTTAGCTAGAGTTGGAGAAAAAGCAAGCAAAGTTGCTTTTATGAAATTAAGAAATGAAACTTCTAAGATAGAGTTAGTACAGTTTGTAGATACATGGATTAAAAAGCTTGAGAAGTTAAGAACGGACATATTGAAGGAAAAATCGTGAAGTTGAGTGATATAATTCTTGGAAAAGTATATACTGATAAGAATATGAAACCGTTTAAGAATGAAAATGCTGCCGATGCGCGAAAGGCTGATTTAATTTTACGGAAACTGCTTACCGCAGAGAGTAAAATGCGAAATCAGATGTATAGCTTGAAAGATAGAATGCAAGCAGATCCAATAAACCATAAACTTATGGCAGAATTAGAGAAGTCATATATGAAAAATACAACACAATTTATGCGAGATGTAGTAAGAATCGTGAGGAAGATTAAATGAAACAACTATTAAAAGAAAACTATCAACGATTTTTTGGTGAAAATTCACTAAATGAATTGGGTTATCCAGGCCAATCAGCTATAAAAATAGCTACTCAAATTAAACGAGCTGCTAAAGGTACTGAAACAGATATGGTGCCATTACTGAAAATGGCTCGTAGTATTAGAAGAGATATTCGTAGTGGAAACGCTGTTGGTGAATTAAAATCAAGATTAACTGATGTTGATAAATATGATTATTATGTTCAAACTTCTGAATTAACTGGATTTGTTGTTTTTAATCCCGACCCCATTTGGGATGGAAGTATCTATGAGGTATATTCTGATGAAGGTGGTAGTATTACAGCAAACTTATCTAAAAATTGGAAAGCAGAAATAAGGAAGCATAAATGAAACAACTATTAGTAGATTATATACCATTTGAAATATCACCAGAGCAAATTAGTGAATCTGTTAAAGAAAATAACGGTAAATTAATTGTTCGTGGCGTATTACAACGAGCTGAAGCTAAAAATCAAAATGGTAGAGTTTATCCAAAAGAAATTTTAATGCGTGAAGCAAATTCATATAATAAACATTTTGTTAAACAAAGTAGAGCTATGGGAGAACTTGATCATCCAGAAAGCTCAGTAGTTAATTTGGCTAATGTTTCTCATAATATTACTGATATGAATTGGCGTGAAGATGATTTAATAGGAACTGTTGAAGTATTAACTACACCAAGTGGAAATATTTTAAGAGAATTATTTAGAAATGGTATTAAACTTGGAATTTCTTCAAGAGGAGTTGGTTCAGTAGAAACAGTAAAAGAATCTTCTGGTGAAGAATCTCAAGAAGTACAACAGGATTTTGAGTTAATAGCATTTGACTTTGTATCTAACCCATCTACACAAGGTGCTTTTATGTATCCTATGAATGAAAGTGTAGATCGTCAAGGTACAGTAGGTAGGACTTGTGGAGATTATTGTAAGGCTGAAGATATAATTAATAAAATTATGCGGGAAGAATAATGAAAATTTTAGAATCATATAAAAAAATGGCAAAAAGTATGTTGATAGAACATGCTTGGGAGAGAAAGTTTGGTGAACCACTTCCTACCCTTGAAGATACGATGAAAGAAGCCGAAATGAAATTACAACCTAAAGGTGGTGGTAAAACAGTTACATTTAAAGATAAAGACAACTATGAAAAGGCTAAAAAATCTGGAGATTATGA